TGCAATTGAATTGGGGTTACAGGCAGAAAAAAATGAACTTGGTGAGTATGATGGTATGTTTATTTTTAATGATTCGTTTGATGTGATTGAACAATCAACTGAATTTATTAATGACATTCTTGATGCTCAAGAAAAAGGAGATATTCCTTATAACTTATTGTTTTTATGGGATAGTATTGGATCTATACCTTGTCAGATGACTTTTGACGGAAAGGGTGGAGGAATGCACAACGCTAAGGTACTTGCAGATAAAATTGGTATGGGAATTCATTCAAGAATCTCAAAATCTAAAAAAGAAGATTACCCTTATTACAACACTTTAGTGATCTTAAATCAACCTTGGGTATTACTTCCTGATAATCCATTTGGACAACCTGAAATCAAAGCAAAAGGTGGTGAAGCAGTATGGTTGGCGAGTAGTTTAGTGTTCTTATTTGGTAATCAAAAAAAGGCAGGTATTAGTCACATTGACGCAACTAAGAATGGTAGAAAAGTATCATTTGCAATCAGAACAAAGATCTCAATATTGAAAAACCACGTTAATGGTATTGGATATAAAGATGGTAAGATCATTGCGGTACCACAAGGTTATATTGCAGACACAAAAGAGGCTTTAGATAAGTATAAAAAGGAGTATTCAGATTATTGGGAAACAAAATTGGGATATTCAGATTATTCTTTAGATGAATCTGATGATGACTCTGAGGAGTAAAAGAAAGTATTGTCAAACGACTTAAATTATTTAAATGACCAAAACACTTATTGTTGATGGTAACAACTTATTAAAAATTGGATTTCACGGAGTTAAGGATTTATATAACGATGGGGAACACATTGGTGGGACTTGGCATTTTCTTAACACAATCCGTAAATTTTTAGAGGAAACTAACTTTAACAAAGTTATGGTTTTTTGGGATAGTGACACAAACTCCACCCAAAGAAAATTAATATACCCCAAGTATAAGATGAATCGTAAATCTTCTCCTGATAATATGGAGAAGACAGATTCATTTAACAAACAAAAAACAAGAGTTAAACAATATCTTGAAGAGATGTTTATAAGACAATTGGAGGTTGAAAATTCGGAAGCGGACGATCTTATTGCCTATTACTGTCAGATCTCTTTAGATGAGGTTAAAACGATATTCTCGTCCGACAAAGACTTAACTCAATTAATATCAGAAACGGTAACAATATATTCCCCCAACCTAAAGGCATATTATAAGTTTGGGGACAATATTAAGTTCAAAGACTGTTTAATTCCCCATTATAATATTAAAACATTTAAGATTGTTGCTGGTGATACATCAGACAACATTGATGGTATTAGTTTAATGGGGGAAAAAACTTTAGTTAAATTATTTCCTGAAATACTTGATTCGGAAATAAGTTTTACAGATATTTTAACAAGAGGTAAGAAATTATTGGAAGAACAAGGTAAAAGTGTTGTTTTAAATAATCTAATAAGTGGAAAAACGAAGGAGGGAATTCTTGGGGAAAAGTTCTACGAAATAAACAAGATATTGGTTGATTTATCTGAACCACTTATAAGTGAAGAGGGTAAGGAGATGGTTAAACAATATTATTCAGAAAGTTTAGATCCTGATGGAAGGGGTTATAGAAACTTAATGAAGATGATGATGTCGGACGGATTTTTTAAGTATTTACCAAAACGTGATGACGCTTGGGTTGGATTTATAAAACCATTTTTAAAATTAACAAGAAAAGAAAAAACAATTTACAAAAACAAAAAAACAAATTTATGAGAGATCAAGATTTTACAAAAGTGGAATTCCTTTTAAAGTGTAATGAGAACATCGTTGTTCAAAGATTCTTTAATGTTAGGGGTTTTAATCCTGAATCAAAAAATTCATTAGATGTTTATAACTATATTGGAGACTTATGTCGTCAATTGACTTATAATATGAAGATGAGAACTGTTGTCTATATGATGGACAACCAATATGAAATTCAGGAAAATCCTGACATCTTAAACACATCAAATACGGATGGTGAAGAGAACTTTAATTTAATAATTAGGGTTGGAGATATGACAATTTGTCATAGAGTGTTTGACGCAAAAGTGTACCCACCAAAGGTAAGATACACCGTAGACCTACGTCCGCAACTAAAAGGTATACTATCTGACTTGACTGACATTTTTTCAGGCAAAAATTTTAATACGGAATATGGTGGATTTAGTTTAGTTTGATAGTATTTATCTTTACGAACGAATAAAAAACATATGGCGACAAACAAAAATTTTGAATATCTAGGAAACAATTTTCAGATTCAGTTATTGAATCAAATCATTTTAGATAAAGACTTTTCACACTCAATTATTGATGTGATTGAGTCTAGTTATTTTGAAAACAAATATTTTAAAATAATTATCCAGATGATCAGAGAGTATTATAAAAAATACGATCACACACCATCATTTGACACATTAGAACAAGTAGCAAAATCCGAATTACAACAAGAGATTGCATCCAAGATTGTTTTGGATATGATTGGTAAAATCAAGGATGCACCTATTGACGGGGGGGATTTTGTTCAAGACAAGGCACTTAAGTTTTGCAAACAAGAGGAAGTAATTAAAGTTATGGGTAAGGCTCAAAAAATCATTGATGGTGGTGAATTTGAGAGTTATGAGACCATAGAACAAATGTTTAGAGAGGCATTACAAGTAGGTGAAAAAAACACTAATATGGCAAGTGTTTTTAGTAACATAGATCAAGTATTAGATGACGATTACAGACACCCAATTCCAATGGGAATCCCTGGAATTGACAGATTACTAAAGGGTGGTTTGGCTAAAGGTGAAATTGGGGTTATATTGGCACCTACTGGTGTTGGTAAATCAACTCTATTAACTAAGCTTGCGAACCATGCATTTAACTTAGGAAACAATGTATTACAGATCTTTTTTGAAGATAATCCAAAGATTATTCAGAGAAAACATTACACACTTTGGACAAAGATTCATCCTGACGAATTGTCAGAAAAAAGAGATGAGGTTATCCAAAGAGTTAAAGAGATTGAGGATTCTATGCCGAACAAATTAATTATGCAAAAGTTGCCCTCAGATACGGTAACGATGCTTCAAATTAAGAATCAAATCAGAAAAATAATTGCGGATGGTACCAAGATAGATATGGTATTATTGGATTATATTGATTGTGTTGTTCCGGATAAGAATTTGGGTGATGAATGGAAGAGTGAAGGATCTGTAATGAGAGGTTTTGAATCAATGTGTCACGAACTTGACCTTGTTGGTTGGACTGCAACACAAGGAAACAGAAGCTCAATCTCATCTGAAGTGGTTACAACAGATCAAATGGGTGGATCCATTAAGAAGGCACAAGTTGGACACGTAATTATCTCAGTTGCAAAAACATTACAACAAAAAGAATTAAAATTGGCGACAATAGCGATTACTAAATCAAGAATTGGTGATGATGGTATTGTCTTTGAAAATTGCAAATTCGACAACGGTATGTTAGAAATTGATACCGAAAGTTCTATGACATTTTTAGGTGTGGAGGAACAAAAAGAAGACAGACAACGTCAACGAGTAAAAGAGTTGATGGAAAAAAGAAAACAAAAAGAACAAATAAATTAAACAATTAACAAAACTATGGACGCATCACAACAGATTTTATCGGATCTAACGGTTTATATGAAGTACGCAAAATTTGTACCAGAATTAAATAGACGTGAAACTTGGGGAGAATTAGTAACCCGAAACATTAATATGCACATTAAGAAATACCCATCACTTGAGAGTGAAATAAGAGAGGTATATAAATTTGTGTATGACAAAAAAGTATTACCATCAATGAGATCAATGCAATTTGGTGGAAAACCAATTGAGATCTCACCTAACAGAATTTATAATTGTGCATATTTGCCAATTGACAATTTGGAAGCATTTTCTGAATCAATGTTCTTGTTATTAGGAGGAACTGGTGTTGGGTATTCAGTACAAAAACACCACGTAGATAAACTTCCTGAGATTAGAAAACCAAGTGAAAACAGAAAGAGAAGATTCTTAATTGGAGATTCTATTGAAGGGTGGGCAGACGCAATTAAGGTTCTATTCAAATCGTATTTTGGTGAACAAGTATCAACACCTGATTTTGATTTCTCGGATATCAGACACAAAGGTGCTCAACTTGTAACATCGGGAGGTAAGGCTCCGGGTCCTCAACCACTTAAAGATTGTTTACATAAATTAAAAGGTATTTTAAGTGCAAAAGAGGATGGTGATAGATTAACACCTATTGAAGTTCACGATATGGTTTGTCATATCGCAGATGCGGTTCTTGCTGGTGGAATTAGAAGAGCGGCATTGATTTCATTATTCAGTGCTGATGATCAAGAAATGATTTCTTGTAAATCAGGAAGTTGGTGGGAAAATAATCCACAAAGAGGTAGAGCAAACAACTCAGCGGCATTGTTAAGACATAAAATTACTCACGAGTTCTTTATGGATTTATGGAAACGTATTGAGGCTTCAGGAGCGGGTGAACCAGGAATTTATTTCACAAATGATAAAGATTGGGGAACAAATCCTTGTTGTGAAATCGCATTAAGACCTAATCAGTTCTGTAATTTATGTGAGGTAAATGTTTCAGATATTGAATCACAAGAAGATTTAAATAATCGTGTTAGAGCGGCAGCATTCATTGGAACATTACAAGCGGGTTATACTAACTTCCATTACTTAAGAGATATTTGGAAAAGAACAACAGAGAAAGACGCATTAATTGGTGTTTCTATGACAGGAATTGGTTCAGGTGTTGTTTTAGGTTATAATATGAAAGAAGCGGCAAAAATCGTTAAAGAAGAAAATGAAAGAGTTGCTAAATTAATCGGTGTTAATAAATCTGCAAGAACAACAACAGTAAAACCTGCAGGAACAACATCATTAACGTTGGGGACATCTTCAGGTATTCACGCTTGGCACAATGATTACTACATCAGAAGAATCCGTGTTGGTAAAAATGAATCAATTTATAAGTATTTAAGTGAAAATCACCCTGAATTAGTTGAGGATGAGTTTTTTAGACCTCACGATACTGCAGTTATCTCGGTTCCACAAAAAGCACCTGAAGGAGCGATTTTGAGAACTGAAAGTCCATTCCAACTATTGGAAAGAGTTAAAAAGGTAACACAAGAATGGGTAAGACCAGGACATAGAGGAGGTTCAAATATGCATAATGTATCAGCAACAATCAGTTTGAAAGCTGAAGATTGGGACTTGGCAGGAGATTGGATGTGGAATAACAGAGATTTTTATAATGGTTTATCTGTTTTACCTCACGATGGAGGATCTTACATTCAAGCACCTTTTACTGATTGTACAAAGGAAGAGTTTGAGTCTATGGTAACTAAATTACACTCAATTGATTTAACTAAAGTTATTGAATATTCTGATGAAACAGACTTAAGTGGTGAAATTGCTTGTGGTGCTGATGGATGTGAAATAAAATAATGATGGTAAAAAAAGATTGGATATATGATTTATATGTGGAGGAGATTTCAAAAAAGAAGTCTCCCCCACTTGATTATTATAAAAATAAGGATGGTAATATCGTTATGACCGAAGATTACCACAAAAAAAGGGGTTTCTGTTGTGGATCAAAATGTTTGCATTGCCCTTACGACCCAATTTATACTAAATATAGTACAAGAGTTAATGAATCACGATTATAGTCGTGATTTTTTATTTATATAAAATATCCGAACATTATATTTATTAGATATGGCAAATGGAATAACATATGGAATAAATTTCCCCTTTTTAGATTCTTACGTTGGTAAGTATTTGGATTGTTCTGATACATCGGATGAAGAGATTAGAAGTAGTTTGGTTCATCTATTATTAAGTCGTAAGGGTACGAGGTATTTTTTACCTGACTTTGGTAGTAGATTATATGAGTATTTATTTGAACCACTTGATGGTCCGACATTTAATGAGATGGAGTCTGAGATTAGGGATTCGGTTCAAAAGTATATGCCGGGGATCTTAATTAGTAGTATTAAGATAACGGATGCATCTATGGGTGAGGAAGATAAAGGTTCGTATGTTAATGGTGATGGTAAAAAGGAATTTACTGTTCCCAACATTGGACAATTGGAACACACGGCAAAAATAAGAATTGATTATAAAAACACCAATAACACATTCGATTCCAGTGATTTTGTAATTATCAATATTTAATAGAATATGGCAAATAAAAAAATATCTTATACGACTAGGGATTTCCAAGGGATAAGAACTGAGTTAATAAATTTTACGAGAACTTATTATCCTGATTTAGTTCAAAACTTTAACGATGCTGGGGTATTCTCGGTATTATTAGATTTAAATGCTGCGGTGACGGATAACTTACAATTTAATATTGATAGAAGTATTCAGGAAACTGTATTACAGTATGCACAACAAAAATCGTCAATTTATAACATTGCAAGGACTTATGGTTTAAAGATTCCGGGGTTAAGACCATCGGTTGCGTTGGTTAACTTTTCCATTACGGTACCGGCTTTTGGTGATAGAGAAGATTTAAGATATTGTGGTATATTAAGACGAGGATCTCAAGTAAATGGTGCGGGACAACCGTTTGAAACGGTTTATGATATTGATTTTTCTTCTGCGGTAAATGCTGAAGGGTCGCCAAACAGATTAAAAATACCTAATTTTGATGCTAGTGGTAAATTATTAAATTATACGATTACAAAGAGGGAGGTTGTTGTTAATGGATCAACAAAGGTTTTTAAACGTGTTATTACACCAAATGATGTTAAACCATTCTTTGAATTATTTTTACCTGAGAAAAATGTGTTAGGAATCACAAGTGTCTTACTTAAAGATGGGACACAATATACAAGTACCCCACAACCTCAAGAGTTTTTAGGGTTGGCTGATAGATGGTATGAAGTCCAAGCGTTGGTTGAGGATAGAGTGTTTGTTGAGGATCCAACAAAAGTTTCGGATCAACCAGGAATTAAGGTTGGTAGTTATATACAAACAATTGATAAGTTTATTAGTGAATATACACCTGAAGGTTTCTTAAAAATGACTTTTGGTGGTGGTAATGTTTCTGCTGACGAACAATTAAGAGAATTTGCTAGAGATGGTTATCCACTTGATCTTAGTAAGTATATTAATAATTTGGCTTTAGGTTCTTCACTTAAGTCAAACTCAACATTGTTTATACAATATAGAGTTGGTGGTGGTCAAGCAACCAATTTGGGGGTTAATATTATTAATCAGATTGGAACTGTTTCATTCTTTGTTAATGGTCCGTCTGAGTCTATTAACACTACGGTTGTTAATTCATTAAGATGTAATAACGTAACTGCGGCGATTGGTGGGGCAAATGCTCCTACCACAGAGGAAGTAAGACAATATGTGACATATAACTTTGCGGCACAGAATAGAGCCGTTACAGTGAATGATTATGAATCTATATTACGTAATATGCCATCACAATATGGGGCACCTGGTAAAGTATCAGTAACTGAAGAAAATAATAAGATTAAAGTTAAGATGTTATCATATGATTCAAATGGTAAATTAACTGAGGTTATATCAAACACACTTAAGAATAATGTTGCAAATTATTTATCAAACTATAGAATGATAAACGATTATATCTCAGTTGAAACTGCAAATGTTATTGACTTGGGTGTAACGATTGATGTTGTTTTGGATGCAAGTCAAAATCAAGGTGCGGTTATTACAAAAATAATTGATATTGTTACGAACTATTTTAGTCCTTTACAGAGACAGATGGGACAGAATGTTTATGTGTCGGAAATTAGACGATTAATTCAAAGTGAGAATGGTGTTATTAGTATTTCGGATATGCAATTCTTTAATAAAGTGGGTGGTCAATACTCTTCATCACAAACATCTCAACCATATTCGGATGTTGCAACAAAACAAATAGGGTTAATTGCTGATACCATATTTGCTGAACCAACACAGATTTACCAAGTTAAACTACCGAATAAGGACATTAATGTGAGGGTTTTGAACTTTTCTACGGTCAATTTCTCTTGATGATTTATTTTTGAGATAAAAGAATTATTTTTTGAAAATAGGAAATAAACTATTTATCAAAAAAAGAATTATTAATGCCAAAATCATATAGAATAAGGACTCAACCTGGCGTTGACAAATCAATACAAATTAAATTAGATCAGGATTTTGAATTCTTGGAGATCTTATCTCTAAAGATACTTCAAAGTGACATCTATACTCGTTTGTGCTCCGACTATGGGGTGGTTGTTGGTAGAGTTTTAACGAATGGTGGAACTGGACTACCAAATGCGAAAGTATCGGTATTCATCCCAATAAGTGAGGTGGATCAACAAAATCCAATTATTTCCGAATTATATCCTTATACATCTTTAGAAGATTTAAATGTTGATGGGTATAGATATAACTTATTACCATATAAACCATCATATACAGGTCATGCAGCAACAGGGACATTCCCTGAGAGAGATGATATTTTAACCGATTTTTCATTGGTTGAGGTTTATAACAATTATTATAAATTCACAACAAAAACAAATGAAAGTGGGGATTATATGATATTTGGTGTTCCAACAGGGAGTCAGACAATTGTTATGGATGTTGATCTTTCGGATATTGGGTGTTTTTCATTGACACCACAAGATTTGATTAATTCTGGAGTTGCGGGAGAAGGACAGTTTGATGGAAACAAATTTAAAACCTCAAGTAATCTTCGTGAGTTACCACAAATTATTAATTTAAATAAAATAGTTGAAGTCCAACCATTATGGGGGGAACCTGAAGTTTGTTTGTTGGGTATAACAAGAGTTGATTTTGATTTAACTGCATCGTCAAACATTAATATCCAACCAACCTCAGTTTTTATGGGGTCTGTAATTTCAACTGCTAATGAAGATTCTCTTAAGAAAAGTTGTAAACCAAAATTAAATACGGGTAATATGTGTGATTTGGTTGCTGGTCCCGGACAAATATTGGCAATCAGACAAACAATTAATGTTGATGCGAATGGTGATCCTGTTCTTGAAACTTATAAGATAGAACAAGATGGTAAGATAATAGATGGTGATGGTACGTGGTTAATAAACTTACCAATGAACTTGGATTATATTACAACGAATGAATTCGGGGAACAAGTTATCTCTAACAACCCTAAAATAGGTATTCCAACAAAGGCAAAATATAGATTTAAAGTTAAGTGGCAAAACGAACAAGGGTTACAAAATAACTTTATGAGGGCTAACTATTTAATACCAAATGTTAAAGAACACGGGTGGAATAGTAATGATGAGGATACTGACCCATTTGACCCATCACTTGGTAGTGTGTATCCTTTATATATCCCTGTTGGGTCAACACAAATGTTACAAATATTTCCTAAAGGTGGTTTAATATATAATAGTAGTGTTAATTCTAATGATTTAAGTGTTTTAATTGGTGGTGTTCCGTATTATGGTAGTTTAGATAGTATACCTCTAACTGGGGCAACAAATATTGTAACGTTAATATCAAACGCTATTGATGTGACTCAACAACAAACATTTTATTTTACTTTTTTACAGGACCCATATTTTACGGTATTAAAATCATATGCGTTTAGTTTGGATTGGGATGATTATTACGATAAGGTATCTGCAATTAATTGTGAGGACACTTTTTATGAGTTTAATTATAATAAAGTTTATACTATTGCGTCATTTATTGATAGATATAAAAATGGTAGAAATAGGGCGAGACATCTTGGGATTAAAGAAATAACTGATAGGTCTTGTCAGAGTGAGAATAATAAAATGCCTGTAAATGATGTTGTTAGAAATTTTGATTTTTTATTTTTCTTATTTTCATTATTAATTGCGATTTTATCTCCAGTGTTGGCAATTGTTATAGTATTTAACCACGTATTGGCGTGGATATATCCTATTATCGTTAAAATAAATAACTTCATTATTAAAATTGTTAATGGTTTAATTTATGAATTATGTAAAGGGTTAAATGCTCTTAGGACTGCGGCAAATAAGAAAGATTGTAATAAGGATCAATTAGAATCTATGTCCGACGAAAATCCATTTAAACGATTATCGTTACCAATGTTAACGTATCCAGATTGTGAGGCTTGTAGTTGCGAGGATAAAGGTTTAGTGACGGAAAATAGTGTTGCGGATGGTTTAAATGCTGCTGCGTTAAGTGTTAATTTATCGTTATTGTCTGATTTGGGTTCAATAGATAGTTATAGTTCTTTTTCATATCCTTCGTCAATACTTCCTTGTAATTTGGCTACTATTTCTCCCGCACCTGATCAAACGACTTGGGATCAAGGACTTCAACAGATATTTGCAGGGATTTTGAATCCTGCTCAAACTTATTATAAAGTACCTATTTGGGAAGAGGTAGGACCTAACGGGTCAGGTAACTCAGGTGAATTTTTTAAAAGATTTGGTGATGGTATGACACTAGCTCAGTCTATGAATATGGCTAATTTAAGAGCAAGATATTCTGATCCGACCGCTAGAAATAGAATTACAATAACACCTAATCCATCATTGGTTGGTGCAACAACTTTAGGTGTTAATGGTAATTCATATCAAGATTTATCTATGATTATATTAGTTGATGAGGGAACTACGTCACAATTAACGGGTAATTTAATAACCTTTAATAATCCTGCACTTAATTCTGATACAAATACTACGGGAGGAACTGTAAATCAATTTGATGGTAATGGGATTACGGGAACTACATTAGGGATCGGTACATATATGGTACCCATAACTTATATGGATGAATTTGGTTTTGATATACAATCAAATATAACGGTTGTTAGTACTGAAAGTGAAAAAGAATATTTGTATAAGTCTGGATTGGAATATTTTCAAGTTATTACTGGGTATACGTGGGGTCAACTTACAACATCAGGAGGTCCGTTCGAACCACAAGGTATTTATAATGTAGGATTGCAGGATGTGACAAGTTCGGGTGTTTTATATAAATATTTTTTACAAAATAAAATAAGTTATATTGATGCTTCAGCAGGATCACACTCCCCACCTTGGTATTGGTTTAGTGAATATGAACAACAAGAAATTTTAATTTTAGTAAGAGGTGTTGATCCATATACTGAAAAACAAGAAATAAAATACGATTTATCTGAATTATTTGGTCAATTACCTGATACCACAACAGTGACTGGTGAGTATTTTTTAAATATACCAATACAACAGAATGACGGTGGGTCATATAGTAATAGTTTTAGAACACCGCAAACCCATGCAAATGTTAATGATAACTCTAACACATATTTATTTCACGAACCAATTGGGTTTACGGCAGATACTGCGGCTTTTACTGCATTCACAACGGATTCACCACAATATTATACATCAACAGATAGGTCTACTTTAAACTATATACACAATTCATTTGATTCGGGGATTCTTATGTCAAGTTGGATAGATCCAGATGGTAGAATTACAAATGGTAATGGTCCATCACAAAATTTTAGATGGGTAAGTACTGTTGGTCCATCAAGTGATATTTTAATTGAATATATTGGATGGGTTGATGGTGGATCATTCACAGTAACAAATGGTACTAAATATACTTGTTATGATGGGGGACTTGGAACTTTAAATAGCCTTTTTGGTTATCCAGTTTTCACACCAACCAGTCCGTTAGCAAGATGTTACGCACCTGCATATAATATTGAGGAGAACGGTAATGTACCAACACCAACAAATATGAATTTAAGTCAAAATTTGATATTTAGATCTGATAGATTACCAACATCAGATCAAACGGATACGGTTGGTTATAATTCATTCCCTTTACATCAAAATAATAATTTTTCATTTTATACTATATCACCTGAAGGTGGTGTTGTTAATTATAATATTTCTGCTGGTGGTGTTGCAGGTTTTAATGATTTGGATGCTATTGGTGATTTAGGGACGGGTAATACTGCAAATTTGGTTAATACCTTCAGTTGTGAGGGTATGGTACCGTTAGGGTGTTATTCAGGGTCAGGAACTGACTTTGGTGTTGAAGATCCTTGTACTGATAACCAAACGGGTAAAGATGGACAAAATCAAAGAGTTTATAATGGGTGTTATTATTTTGTTGATGATAAACTTATCAAAACAATTAAGGATGATTTAAAATTCCTTGCGGAATGGAAAACAAGGTTTAGAATTATATTTGCGGCTTGTAGAGGAGTGTTTGGTCATATGTTCCAAAATAATTGGATTAATGGGGTATTATATATGCCGTCATTTAACAAACAAACAACATATGATATTGTTGGAATACCTAGTTATAGATATTGTAACGATGTTGTTCTATTTAATGATATTAGTAATAATTTCTACTATAGAAGTTCACCATATGCTGATGATATTGACCAATTTATTGGGGCACCAAGACCAACCGCATCAAACTTACTAAATATTTCATTTTCATCAGGATCAGATAATTCTGCAAATTCAAGACAAATTCTATTCCCAACAACAATTATGGATTTGGGTAATAGGGATGAGTTTATTGCTGAAGTATGTGGTGATCCTGATTTTGCGGGTAGATATCTTGGGAATACATTTAAAAGTACATCTTATCAAGATAGTTCGGATTTGCTACAAATGGCGATTATTTCTAGAATTGTAAACTCAACATTTTTACAACAAGTATTGGCGATACAAGAAGGTGGTATTGAACAGTTTTTCACAAGGGAAGGTGATAGAATTGATGGTGATATTGCACAATCATTCTCAATTAATTCAGAATATCAGGTAACACCATTTATTGGTGGTAACTATGATGATAACTTTGTTTATGTTGGTAGTGATAGTAGTAATGAGCCTGTATTTGGTATTTTTTATGTTAGTGATGAAAATGAGTATAAAAATAGGCGAGCATTATCACCTGGTATTAATATTTACAGTTTTAGTACCTCACCACCATTACAAACCCCTTATGGTTATCCAAGTACTCAAGAAGTACCATTATATAAGTGGCAAATATCACCTAATAATACAATATTTGGAAATCAAACAAATGAGTGGTACACTACTTCAGACGGTAATGTAACTACTAATGGTTTCTATAGTCAAAAATACCAAAGTTTGGATGCGGTTAATGATGATTATTTTAAAACATTTATAATGTCTCCGACATATCCTAACATTTTTTATGGGTATATTACAAATTTTGACCAAACAACGCCCCCAACACCAGTTACGCCACAACCAGATCCCTCGTTAATTGCGAATCCTGTTGTGGTTGGAGCCCCAAATTATTTTTATTTTGGTTTAAAAAATGGTAAAACCGCATTAAATAGGTTTATAAAAATATATATAGATACAACCGCAGAATAATGGGAATTGATAACAGTACAAACATAGTATTAGGGTCTTTGAGATATAAAACATCTCCAAACGTCTCTATGTTTGTAAATGTCCCTATGGAACAAACGCAAAAAGAATTAATTGAGTTTGATAGGAGTGTTGATTTGAACTTACAACAAGTATTTCTTGATGAGAGAGAGGGATCTAATATTTTTAGACCCGTAACTAAATTCACTTATATTTTTAAAAATCAATATGATGGGTTGGCGATATATCCACCATTTAGGAATAATTTATATTATACTGATGCTATTAACAACGCTATTAGTGCAACAACAAATCCATCATTACCTTGGCAAGGATATCCCCAATATTTTGAGTTTGATTTTATTCGTAACGACAATAATAATGTTGGGTATACTCAACCACCTAACAATCACTTAACGTTTGTTAATAAGAGTGCTAGTACGTATAATTGGACTCATTATATGAGTTATGCGTATGATAATGTGTATGACAGACAAATGGAGGCTATAGATCAAGAAACTTTGGCTAGTTGGTCTTGGGTTGCGTCTGATGGGTTACCATTTATAATAAAGGTTGGTAATGATAATAAGAAGAGGGTAATATCTTTTAGATGTGTTATGCCTCACGGATTATCGGTTGGTGATTCGGTTTATTTATCGTTTGATTATAATGGAGAATACTTTTTCCAAGTTAGTAGTTTGGGTGATGTTGGATTTGGGAGTGAGGAATTTATTTTTAACATTTCAAATGTTGGATATACGGGAACTACGTTTAATCAGGGTGTTACTGGGATTTTTAAAAGACTTATTAGTAAGGCGAATTCGGGTGAAACAATGTCAACATATTATGTTAGAAGAAATAAGATTTTAACAAATGTTAATGATTCTCAACTAATTAAGGCTGGTTTTGAGCAAAACATATTTAATTCTAAAATAAAATCTGAACCTGCGGTATTAACACCGAATAATTTAGCGAGAACATCTATTAAAGAGGGTAGTCAAGCCTATACTCTATCATTTAACGATGATATTGATATTACGGAATTGATTGATAATCAAAAAAGACCTTTATCTGAATTATTTTTCACAACAATATGGAAAGGTTATTTTGGTTGGACAAACCCATTAAAAAAGGGGTATGAGTTTAATTTACCACTTTATAATAATATTCCAAGTCCTTGGTGGAATGTTGCAAATGTAAATTCAGATTCTGGAATACCAACGGGGACATATAATGGTCAAACTACACCACCACAAGGACCTTTTACTTATCAACAAGATCTAAATATTGGGGACATTGTTGACGGTGATTATTGTGAATATAATGGGTATGATCAAACAGAAAGAGTTATTTCAAACTTAAAACATAAATTCACCTTTAATAATTTATTTTTTACTTTGGATACGATTGCCCCACAGAATAATCAATTTGGGTATTATTATAGACCACATAATCCGATTGTTATAAGAAGATTCTCGGATTATATTGAGGAGGGAAGTGCAACGAATGTTGTAGGGATACCTAATTATGCATTTTATTCTAACTTATCTAATAGTTTTAGGTGGAGAGATTTATATCCTTATGGGTTTATTGATGCCGATGGAATTGGTGTTGATTATCCATTTATGAATGGAAAACAATATCCATTTGTTAATACGATATTTAGGTTGATACCTGAAGGTACGAAAACTGCAAATCAATACATAAACGAAATTGTTGAACCTGTTATAGATGAGTGTGAATAAATATAAAATAGTAAGACCAATTACGGATCAACATATTGATATACCAATTGAAATTAAATGGGATTTTTCTGGTAGGGATGATAGTATTGATGATTATCAAGAAAAGATGGTTAAAGAGGTTACAGGATCTGCTAATGATTTTGAAATTGATAGATTTACACATAACGAATACACTGAAATTGGTGTTGATAAAACTTCCATTAATTATGAGTTTAATTTTTATGGTGGTGTTCCGGCAAATGTTACATCATCAACAATAACTGATTGGGTTAATTCATATATTACTGAGGGATTTACAAGTAATGAAATTTATTATTATGAACCCCAATTTACAAAATCGTTCTTCAAGTTAGATTTTTATGACACAAAGGATTTAAAAACACAAAAAAACTATTTTACAATAATATTACCGGTACAACAGGGATTTTTTGAACTTGCATCAATATCTCAATTAATACCTGATGTTTATATTAGAAAACCACAATTTAGGTTGGATTATATTGGAGATAAAGAAGGGTTTTACATTTATTGGTTACGAAAAAGAGATTATATAGACATTAACGAATTTTTTATGTCGGCGAAATTTTTTGATGCAAAACTTGGGGTATATGTTAAAATGACAAATGTACCACAATCAACAATTAATAACCCATTCACATTTAATGGTGATAATTATTTTTATTATCAGGTTAATTTGGATTATACAACAAAAACCTATGAGGCATATACAACTTCAAACTTAGTTCAAAGAGTTGGAACCGATAGTTTACCAATAAAATGGTATGAATATGTAAACCCTGAATAATATGGAAGAACAAAAGTATTATTTTACAGTATCTCCTGAGAATATAATTGGGGATCTTCTTACCGTAAATTGGACGGGTGGGACTGATATTGCCTATAATGTGGATCCTTGTTGTCCAATAACAGGGATAACAGAAACAACTGCAACGGGAACTGTTGGTGTTTATACTCT